TGTTCATATGTTAAGCTCAACATGTAAGAAAACAGATTTCATCAACGCAATGTCATACTTATTACTTATGAAAATAGGTTATGGTAGAGGTAGATATTTCTCAGATGTTTATAATAATGATAACCCTTACCATGGAAATATCAGTAACGAATACTTTAGACTAGGAGGCACACCTCTTAATTCAGCAGTAATACTAGCAACTGAAGTGGCTAAGACTTTCCAAAAGAAATACAATGTAGAATTACTTACTACAATATTCTTAACAGACGGTGGTGCTACAGACGGTGTTACATACAGAAAAGCAGAAAGAGACTCTGAGGACAGAGTAGGAACTGATAGTGTATACTCAGATCAGATTGCTATTAAAGACGGTCCAATAGTAACTAGACTTCCACAGAAAGATGGTTACTCCAGAAGAGATAATGTTACTACACAGACACTCTTAGAACATTACAAAAGAGTTACTGGCTCTACACTAATCAACTTCCACATTGTTGACGGTAAAAGAGATGCCTTCCACCAAGAACATCAAGCAGATGTTTGGATGGATGAAGGTCAAGAAGCAGATTACTACATGTCCAGCAATTGGATTGAGAATGTATGGAAAGATGTACTTGCCAAGAAGTTTGCAGTTACTACTCCTAAATTTGGATACGACGCTAGGTTCCTTCTTAAAGGCAGAGATGATCTTAAGATTGAGAACAAAGAGTTAACTGTTAAGTCTAATAAGAAAGGAGACTTACTTAGAGGTTTCAGAAACTTCAACAAAGGCAAGAAGACTTCCAGAACATTCCTTAACCAAATCATCGATATGGTAGCTTAGATGATAGAACTACTAGAAAACGGCTCTACTAGCACCCCTCTAAGGGGTGGCCTAGTACCAGGTAATACACTAGGTACCCTGGATTTAGCCCCTGCCATAGCCCCTCTAAGGGAGAAAAAGATTTCAAAAGAATGTAATAAAATGCTTGACTCTTGGTTCGCCAGAGTGCATAATACATGTATATTAAATAATAAAAGTGAGGACTTATATAATGAAAGCAATAGATAGAGAAAACTTAATCCAGACCCTACAGTCACAGGACAACGGTACTGGAGTTTTTACCCGTAAACAAATCATCGAAACAGCTAGCTCAATAGGCTTAGGTTTCCCAGCATGGTTGGTGAACGGCAAGCCAGAAGTCAAAGTTGACAGAGGCGTTTATAATTTAACCAGTATGTTTGGTGGACAGGTTGCTCAGGCACAGCCCATTGAACAGGCTCAACAAGCACCTTTAGCAGTGGTTGAAACCCAAGCTCCACAGGTGTTGGTACAAGCTAAATTAGCTGTAGAAGTAGACGATCTTATCCCAGGAAAAGATGCTACTTTTGTACCATTTGGATTTTACAAGGACTTGAAAACAGTTCTTAGCACTAGCATGTTCTACCCAATATTCATTTCAGGCTTATCAGGTAATGGTAAGACTACAATGGTTGAACAAGTATGTGCAAACCTAAAGCGTGAGGCTATTAGAGTAAATATTAGTATTGAAACTGATGAGGATGATTTAATCGGTGGCAATACACTAGTTGACGGTAATGTCGTCTATAGAGAAGGGCCCGTCCTCACCGCGATGAAGCGGGGCGCTGTTCTCATACTTGATGAAGTGGATAGGGGTTCGAACAAGCTGATGTGCTTACAAGCCATCCTTGAGGGGAAGCCTTACTTCAACAAGAAGACTGGCGAAACCGTAACTCCTGCTCCTGGATTTAACTTAGTGGCCACGGCCAATACTAAGGGTCGAGGTTCAGATGATGGCAAATTTATTTCTGCCAACATACTCGACGAGGCATTCCTTGAAAGGTTTGCAATCACAGTCGAGCAGGAGTACCCTACAATGGCTACCGAGAAGAAGATTATTGTTAAGAAGATGGAAAAGGTCAACAATGTAGACCAAGACTTCGCGACACACCTTGTTACTTGGAGTGATGTTATTCGTAAAACATATTACGAAGGTGCCATCGACGAACTTATTTCAACTCGTAGGTTGGAGCACATTGTTAACGCTTTTGCCGTGTTTGGTGACAAGCAAAAGGCTGTTCAACTTTGTGTTAATAGGTTCGACGAAGACACAAAAGAGGCATTCATTGATTTGTATGCCAAGGTTGATCCAACTGTTGAATTAGAACAGCAGATGGAAGAAAATGCAGAACAGGAGATACATGAAGATGGCGAAGAATAAAACGCCAGAGTATAAGTTCAACGAAGGAGCTCTCATTAGGGAGCTCCAATCGTATATCGACAAGACATACTCTGGACATTACAGCAGAAACAAATTTCAATCCACAGAATTTATTAGTGATTGTGGACATGGAATTGGATTTACAATTGGAAACATTCTGAAATACGCACAACGATATGGTAGAAAAGGCACCACAGAGGACCATAGAAAGGATCTTATGAAGGTATTACACTACGGCATTATAGCGCTCTCAGAACACGACAAAAATACCGTAAAGCATTATTTAGACGATTAAACTCTTATAAATAAGATAGTAAGTACAGTTTAACTAAAGGAAAAACAATGGCGTATACAGTAACAATGACATTTACGAGACCAGATGAGTCAACTGAATTGCCTACTTTACAGGCGATCAATTCATCTCACAAGACATCTGCTGACACAGTAATGTCAGAGAACGGTGTTGCTAAAACTTATGATATAGATGGACTAGTAACAAGAGTCATCTATACTGCAGAAGATAAAGCTACATACGATAGTGCTAAGGCACTTGCTGATGATTTATCAGATGAATCAACAGTTAGAACAACATATAAATCGCAATGTGAAGCAGCTAATATTACTTGTTCAGTGGTAGATTCAGACGGTACTACAATCACAAGTTTCTAAAACAACAGAGGTTTATATTATGAATTTTGGTGAAAGAATAAATTACGAGCTTGACAATCATGTCGCCGTTTTAACAGTAAACGGAGTAGGTCCTCTCAATATAATCGACATACCGTTTTACAACGGATACAACGATGCTCTAGTAGAATTTAGAGAAGATGATTCTAGAGTTTTACTTATCAAGTCAGGCAATCCAGATCACTTTACAGCAGGTTTTGAAGTAGACACAATCATTGAAGGCATGAAGTCAGGCGCTGCTGGTAATACAATTACAGACAATGATATGGTTACACCTAAACCTATTATATCAGCAATCAAAGGTTTTTGTATTGGAGAAGGTGTAGGTTTGATGTTGGCAAGTGATTTTGTATTTGCAGATTCTAATCTAAAAATTGCCTGTCCAGAAACAAAACTAGGATTTAATGCTGTTACAATGCAGGTTAAATTCACTCAAAGAATTGGACACAATAGAACAATGGAATTTATGATGGGAGACATGCACGATGTTCATTGGTTAGATAGAGTAGGATTATGTACAAAGATATGTGATGGAGATGCTGAAGAACAAGCACTAGCATATGCACATAAAATTGCCAATAACAATGCACCTATTGCAGTCAGAGGAACAAAAGGTGCCATATGGCATACAGTAAACTCTCATAAGGACGAAGCCATAGACTTTGCTTTGTGGGCTAAGGACATGACATTAGACTCTAAAGATATACAAGAAGGTGTGGCAGCTTTCCTAGAAAAAAGAGCACCTGAATTTAAAAATGAATAAAGAGGATCAACCTTTAAGACAAACAAGACTAGGAGAGCATGGTTGTTTATCCTTTGCAGCTAGTCCTGGTTTAAAATATAAATGGTTATTACATGAGTCCCCAAGTTGGTTTGCCAGAGCTAAGAAAGTTCAAGGACCTGATTGGTATTGGAGTGGAGATGTAGAGCCAGTAGAATATGTATTTGATTCTTTAGGTTTTAGAAACAATAAAACAATACAAGAAATTAGCAACAATAAAAAATGGTGGTTAGTTGATGGTTCCTGTCTTGGCCTGGCTCCTGGAGTTCATACAAAAGATATGATGTCTAATGCTATAACTGAATACACAGACATTCCTACCTATAATATGAGTATATATGGAGGAAGACCTGAGTTTATTGTTAATAATATATTAGAACTGTCTAAAAGATGGCAGAACCCACCTAGTAAAATTATATTATACCTGGCAGAAAATCCTACAGGAACATACAAATTAAAAAATTCTAATCA